TGCTGTTACATTTATCCACCGGAAATTAGTTTTAGACCCCGTGCTGCGTATGTGGTATGGAGTCTCAAATGTCCCGTCGGTCTCCTGTTTTCGAACGGTCGTCCCCCAAGGCTACGATTTTCCGGATGGTAAACCCCATTTAAAAATTGATATTGATGGCGTGACTTACTGGGTTCAAATGGATCCACTAGTCGCATTTATGACTGCTGGTTTTCAGACACATGGAAAGGAATCTCCTATGGCTGGATCGGCATTCGTGAATGTGCCACAACCTGACAATGTGATCACTTTCTGGATTGGAACTCGATTCGTTGGATGCGGCTTTAGGGCCGTGGCCTTTGGAAAGACTAACCTCTATACGGCGAACCACGTTTATGTCAATATCGTCGGTCGAACGGATGTTTTGATTAGATACCGAAACCAAGTGGCTTCTATGCCTCCCTTGGGCGTTTTTGCTCGAGGTGAGTCTGAGGAACATGATTTCGTTGTCTTGAATGATTCACGTTTGTTCACAGCATGGGGGGTTAAGGTTTTAAAATCTTCCTCTTATTCTGATACGATGATTTCTACCACTGGAACCAGCGATGGTTCTAATTGGTATTTGGCCTCTGGACGTTCGTTTGCTAAGAAAATGATTGCTTTTGTCTTTAATCACGAGAGCTCGACGCAGGTTGGCTGGTCTGGCTCTCCAATTTTTAATGGGTCTGGCGATGTTGTCGGAATTCATACTGGTTCTGTTCCTGTTGATGGTAAAATTATCAATACAGGAACTGCCATCTTTGATTTGTTGTATGCCCTTCGGGGCGCTAATAAGTTGAAGGTGCTGGAATCATATGAAGAATATCAGAAGTCGGCTTGGTCTAATGACACACAGTTAGAAGTCCCTGGCCGTAAAATGACCTTCAAGTATTCGGATCAGTTAACTGATCTTTTCTTAAACAACACTGGGTATACTTGGGCGGATGACGAGTCCGACGTTGATTTTGAAGAGGAACTTCGATTTGATGATGATTTCATTAAGGAGGACGCACTCGGTAAGGATTTTCAGTCGGGCTTGGGAACCGAAGATGCCCACATTGCCTTCACCACCACCCAAATCATTCCGAATGTAGAGGATTTGTTGATCAGCGAGAAAAGCGAAACCAAAACCCTCCTCGAACAATCAGAGACCTCATTGCACTCGGAAAATATTCAATCGACAATAGCGGAGAAGAAGAAACGCAAGCGTTCCTCCAAGAAGTCCAAGAAGTTGAACGAGTCAGTAATGGCTTTATTAAGTGGATTGGACGGTCTGGAGCACTTGTCGCTTCAGGATCTGGAAAACCTCGTCTTACTGAGGAAATCCATGCCGCCTTCCCCGAAACCTGCAACCTCGCCTGGCCAAACAAACAACGCAGAGCAATCCTCGCAAGTCTTGGATACCACGGTTCCTTGTTTAGACAAGACCGAGAAATCCCAGACCAGCGAAAGATTACTCGCGCAATCGAAAAAGCCGTCGGAGAAATCCGTAAAGGCTGGAACGAGTTTCACGCCCGAGGAAAAGATGACTTTCATCTTAACGCGCCAGTATCATGTCAAGGAGTTGAAGCCCAACCAGCTTCAACAAAAGTTGACACTCCAAACCCTCCTAACGGAGTCCCCCGAGGATTTCGAGAGAAAGTTTCTCTCGGCACTCGCAATCAAACGCGAGCACAATCTGTTGAGGAGACTCGAGAGGCTATAAATGCTTCTTTGAGGTTTCTTGGTTCTGGTTGTAAAGATGTTTCAGAGGGTCCAGGATTGCTGAGGGAAGTTTTCATAGCTCTTTTAGAGAGCAAAGAGGACTCCACCCCGGGCATCCCCCTCTCTAGCATTAATGGAAAGAAAGATTTCTGGCTTGAAGATTGGGATAGTGTCTCAAGACTTGTTCTTGAGCGCATGCTCCTTCTTCTTGAGGATCAATTGCCGACTAAGCCTAGTGAGTTAGTTCTTGGAGGATATCGTGATCCGATTTACGTATTCATTAAGGATGAACCTCACAAGCTTGAGAAGATTAATGCACAACGACTCAGAATTATTTCTAGTGTCTCTTTGGTTGATAGTGTAATTGAGCGAGTCTTGTACTCGCGTCAAAATAAACTAGAAATCAAATTGTGCAATTATATTCCATTCAAACCGGGTATGGGCCTACACGACGAGGGACAGAAAGAACTGTTCGCGTGGTTTCAGGCTCGCCAAAAAGAATACGACATCTGCAGCTCTGACATCAAAGCTTGGGATTGGAGTGTTCCTGAATGGCTCTTGAAACTTGAGGTTGAGTACCGTCTAGCGACGGGAAATGCCACAGGTGGATGGGCCCGGCTTGTACGAAATTACTCCCATGGACTACATAGGAAAGTGTTTCAGTTGCCCTCTGGTGAGATGTTTGAACAAACAGCTCCTGGTGTTGTTGCTTCTGGCACCTACTGTACGTCCTCCGGAAACTCGCATATGCGACACGGA